AGGTACTTTAAAGAAAAGTATTAAGACGTTTGCCGATATTGCAGGAGAGAAAGTAAAATCCGGCGTAGAAATGGTCTATTATGGCCAATACGTCAACGATGGTACATATAAAATGGCAGCTCAACCGTTTATTAACGATGCGTGGGCAAAAACAAAATTAGATAAAAGTATAGATCAAGAAATTGAAAACTATTTAGACGAACAATTTGATAAAGTATTTAAATAATGGCAGTATCAGTAACAGCATCACCTAGTTACCCTAACGTAACTTATACTCATATATTATATTCAGTATCGAGTACCAACTCTGGTAATCCTCAATATCAATTTGTATTGGATGTTAAACAAGGTGGTGAACGACTTGCTAGATTAAAGCAATATCCTAATCCAAATGCTATAGGTATATTTGATGTATCTAGAATACTTGCCGATTATATTGAGTATGATGAAAATTGGAAAACATCAACAGCAGCTTCTCCAGTACAATCTGTACAAGAGTTTGATATTTTATTTGGTGAAGAATACGGTACAAGTATTAGTTCATCTACTACAGTATATGATGGTAATGGTAATCCAGGCAATCCAGCAGTTACTCCAGGTACAGCAGAAGTATTTGGAGGTACAGTAGATCCTAATAACGGATCTTCTTTTAACTGGCAACCACAAGCAGTATTATCTAATCGTCCTACAAGAGGTTTAAGTATCTCTTATGATGAATACGAAACAATATCTTTATACCTTACTTCATCTGCTACAGTTACAGTAGATTATAACCCAGGTGGTCCATCAACATATAGTTTAGCAGCAGGTTTTTATACAATACCTATTGGTAGTCAAAATATTGGAATACCAGATGCTTTTACAGAAATTGCAGTAGGTATAGGAGCTACAACAATATTAGATTATACTTTGGCAACTCAATGTAACTATGATAGGGTAAGATTTGCTTTTATAAACAAGTTTGGATTCTGGGACTATTATGGTTTTAATTTACCAGTTAAACGAACTACATCTACACAAAGAAATAGTATAACCAAACCAATGGTAAATTATTCAGGTGTAGTAGCAGGATATAATGAACAAAGAAGAGGTAAAGACCTCTATAATGTACAGTACAATGATGAGTTTTCAGTAACTACTCCTTTATTAGATCAAGCAGAATCAGAATGGTTAGCAGAACTGTTTGAATCACCTTCAGTTTTCTTACAAGAAGGAGATGATTTTTTACCAATTGTAATTACTAATGGTTCTTACACTCACAATACTAATAAAAGATCACAGAAAACTTTCCAATACGAAATAAATTACCAATACGCTAACAATAGAATAGGTAGATAAATGGCAGATGTAATAGTCAGAGTAGTCTATGAAGGGTCAACTTATGACTTAGACGTAGAATCAAATATTCCTTTAAGGGTTGATATTTCAGCAGTTGAAAATCAAGCTATAGGAAAATTCTTTGGCGTAGGGTCACAGACTTTTGATTTACCAGGTACAAAGCAAAACAATCAATTCTTCAAACACGGTTATAAAGTAACTGCCGAAGACATTCCTGCATTTTATAATACGATAGAGGGTAGGATAATACTTAACGGAGAGACAGTGCTTGACGGTCAGTTTCAATTGATCGAAGTAATAACCGATGAACAAGGCTATGTGACGTATAAATGTCGTATAACCGATCAAGTAATTACGTTTAATGACGTATTAGGAGATAAATTAATTAAGAATGCTAATTGGTCTGATTTAGATCATACTTTGTCTTATGCCAATATTACAGGTTCATGGGCTGAGGATGGTTTATTATCTGGTTCTATATTTTATCCACTGGCATGTTATGGGTTTGATAATCCAGAACAAATACAATTACCTTATTTTAGTTTCTCTGGTAGTGTAGGTAACTACTTAACTAATTCATTAACACCTTTACAGGCACAGCAGTTCTTACCTGCAGTTAAAGTTAAAGACACACTAGATAAAATATTTGATCAAGCTGGATATAATTATACAGGTAGTTTTGTAACAGGAGATGATTTTAACAATCTATATATTTTACCTAGAGCTCAAGATGCATTAGGTATTGTAGGTGAACCAGGAAATGTAGCTACTTGTAATGCAGCCAACAGTCAAGCTCAAACCATAACTACAAATACTACAAATGTAGTAATCGAATATGATACTGACATATCAGATCCTCAGAATAGGTTTAATACAACATCACATTCTTATGAAACAGTTGAGGTAGGTTCTTATACTTTTTCAGCTAACGTAGCTTTTTTTAATCCTTGTGCATTTAACAACGGTAATGTTACTGTTACGTTACAAATTATGAAAGGTACAGTACCTTCTTCTGGTGCAGTGTTAGGAACGGCTAGTCGTACGTTAACTTCAGCTGATGGATTTAATACTATTACCTTAAATGCAGGTGGTTCAACAGATTCTACTTCAACAGATGATGTATGGGCTAGAGTAACATATTCAACAAACAGTGGTACACCTAATAATATTAGTACATTTCCTTATGCTACTACGTTTTTATGTACAGAAGCACCAGCAGCAGTAGTAGGAGCAACAGTAAACATGGGGTTACAGTTCAATTCCCAAACAAAAAGTATTGATATACTTAATGGACTTATAGAACAATTCAATTTAGTACTTAATCCAGTTAAAGGAAATCAAAAAACTATCAGTATTGATAGCTTTACTCCATGGATGAGACAAGGAGCTATAAAAGATTGGACAGAAAAGTTAGATACTGCTACTAGAATCTCTATAAATCACACTATTGACGAACAACCTAAAACGTTGTTATTACAGAATCAAGAGGATAATGATAGATTTTCTAAGCAAAGTAAAGAGTCTGATCCTAATTTCCAGTATGGTACCTTAAGAGTATTAGCAGATAATAACATATCACAAGGAGAAAGAAAGGTAGGTAGTTATTTTGCACCGGTAGTATTAGGTGGTCCTATATTAGATACTGCAACAGGTACAGGAACTAGTGGTGATGGTACATTAAGAATAGATAGATCAACAAATTTCTTAGTACCTCATTTATATAAGTTTGAAAATAGTAAAACTACAGCTTTTGCTTTTAAACCTAGAATAGGATATAAAGTTAGTTTAACTTTACCAGATACTATATATGTAGGTGCTTCAGGAGGAGGTGCTGATGCTGTCTCAGGTCAGTATGCAACTATCTCTAACTTAAGTTCTTTACCTGCAACAACTGGTAGTAACGATTTACATTTTAATTCATCTTATACTACTTTTTCAGATACTAACAACCTGAATGATGGTACAAATAATTATACTAACTACTGGAAAACATATATAGAGAGTTTATATTGGGATGAGTCAACTAAAGTAACAATGAACTTACAGTTTGACCAATATGAGTATGAAGATTTAAACCCTAACGATAGAATCTTTATTAAAGATACTTTTTATCGTATAAACAAAATAAAAGGATTCAACCTTTCACAAAAAGATTCAGTTGCTGTAGAATTAATTACTCTTTACCCAGAGTATTTTGGCGGTTTAGACTTTACTGGATGTACATTCGAAGTATCTGGTTCAGAAAGTGCATTGGATTGTGTTGGTAATACACCAACTCCAACTCCTACATTTTTACCAACTAGTACACCGACAGCTACTGCAGGTCCTCCAACGTCTACTCCGACACCTACTCCTACATCAACAGGACCAACACCAACACCGACTACTAGTCCAACACCGACACCAACAGGAACAGCTACTCCAACACCAACTGCAACAAGTGTAGGTCCAACTCCTACTCCTACTCCTACGACAGCAGCAGGTACGTTTAGTATGTTTATAAGTTCTGGTAGTGTTAGTGCAGGTGGTTGTGGTAATGCATTTACAGGAAGTGTTTACGGTTCAGGTTCATCAATGTCTGGTTGGACAGAATATGGTCAAAGAATTTATACAGATACATTATTAACTGATACATTTGATGGTGGTAATAGATACCACAGAATATCAGATGGTCTTAATGATCAAGTTTGGTCTGTAAGTAGTACAGGTTTAGTTTCAGTATTTGGTAGAGAATGTAGTGGTAGTTTTGAATTCTATACTAATGCAGGATTCTTAACTGATGGAAGTGAATGTTTCACTAATACAAGTACAGCTAGATATACAGTAGACTTTAGCGATGTTAATTCAATGACTACTGGTAGTAGAATATATACAAATTCTACATTAACTACAGAATTATCAGATGGATATTATTATGGTGCAGCAAATAGTAACGGAGTATTACCAGCTGTAGCATTCCAGTATAGTTTAATTGCAGGTGTTACTAATATTGGAGATTGTGATGCAGGGTTCCCAGTAAGTATGTCATCTTATGCTACTAATTTATTAGATGCTTGTAATGATACTTCACCTCAATACATTGCTTACCTATCTGGTACTGAAGATCCTTATAACCTATCAATAGGAGAAAGATTCTATGGTAATCCTCAATTAACTGAAGGATTTGGATTTAACGATGTATATTATGGAGTATATTCTGGTAGTCAAGCTTCACCAGTTAAGTGGTATAAATTAGAAGGTAGTGATCCTGATAATGGATTTATTATCGATAGTGGAGCATGTGCAATACCAACTGCTACACCTACACCGTCACCTAGTCCAACACCGTTTACGTTCTATCAAGTATCAATGTCAGCTGCATCAACTAGTACAAACTTATGTGCAGCTACATTAACAGGTAGTGCTTATTCACCACAGAATCCAGTATCATGGAGTCAATATAGTACAAGAGTTTATTCAGATACAAGTTTAACTCAAGAAATAGATGGTACTAATTACTATCATAGATTTGCAACAACAGAAAGTAATGCAGTATGGTCAGTTAATTCTACAGGATTAATTAGTACAGAAGGAGCTACATGTGGAGCATTT